GGCTGCTGGACAAGATCACCGAAGAGGCGCGCCGCCTCGGCTCCGTGGCAGATATGAAGGTCAGCGACATGAGCGCTAACGCGCCGGTCGGAACCACACTGGCCATCCTCGAGCGCCAGCTTAAAACCATGTCGGCCGTGCAGGCCCGGATTCACTATTCGATGAAGGAGGAGTTCAAGCTCCTCAAGCGCATCATCCGCGACAACACGCCCGGCGAATACTCATACGTGCCTGTAGGTGGAAACCCTAAGGCCAAGCGCGGCGATTACGACTTGGTCAACATCATTCCGGTGTCTGACCCCAACAGCGCGACCATGGCTCAGCGGATCATGCAGTACCAAGCTGCGATCCAGTTGGCGCAAGGGGCCCCACAGATTTATGACCTGCCACAGTTGCACCGCCAGATGCTCGAGGTTCTGGGCATCAAGGGCGCAGACAAGCTGGTGCCGATCGAAGACGACATGAAGCCGCGCGACCCCGTCAGCGAGAACATGGCCATCATCACAGGTAAACCGGTCAAAGCGTTCATTTACCAAGATCACGACGCACACATTGCGGTGCATACCGCCATGATGCAGGACCCCAAGATCATGGGTCAGATTGGCCAGAACCCACAAGCTCAAGCGATGCAGGCAGCCATCATGGCCCACGTTGCGGAGCACGTTGCGTTCCAGTACCGCGCGCAGCTCCAAGAGCGCCTTGGCGCCACGTTGCCAGAGCCCAACGCCGAGATTCCGAAAGAATTGGAAGTCCAGCTGTCCAAAGTGGTGGCCCAAGCCGCGGCCCAGCTGCTGCAGATTCACCAAGGCGAAGCTGCTCAAGCGCAGGCTCAAGCGCAAGCGCAAGACCCGATCGTCCAGATGCAACAGGCCGAGTTGCAGATCAAGAAGCAGGAAGCCGACATGAAAGCCCTCAAGATCAAGGGCGACCTGCAGATCAAGGCGGAGGAGCTCAGCCTCAAAGCACAGGATCAAGCTGCCAAGGGTGGAGAAGACCCGATGATGGCGGCTATGCGCCTGCAGCAGGAGATTGCACAGGCCCAAGAGCTGCACGGGTTGGAGATGGCAGCCAAGCAGATGGAGTTGCAGCAAGCGCAGGCCCAGCAGCAGCAAGCCATGCAGATGCAGCAGCAACAGGCCCAGCAGAAAATGGCGCATGGTGGACAAGTACATGCCCAAAAAATGGCGCACGGCGGACAGGTTCATGCACAAAAACTGGACCACGCTGAGCGCTCAATACAACAACAGCCGACTGCGAATCCGTCGGGTAGCAAAGGAGAGTGATGGCTAATACGGTAATGGACCTCCTTCAGAAAAAACTGAAGGAGCAAGAAGAAAGTCATGTTCAAGCTTTGGCGGGAGGCGCGGTCATTGACTACGCCGCCTACCGGGAACTGTGCGGAGTGATCCGAGGTCTGCAGACCGCACAGCGCGAAATTGCCGACCTCGTGCGTAAATTGAAAGAGAACGACGATGACTAACTTTGACGTCCAAGCAGTGGATTTGTCAGGCTTGCTCAACACCCCAGTTGCGGACAAAGCCAAGCAAATTCCTGAGCCGGTGACTTATCACCTTCTGTGCATGCTCCCAGAAGCCAAAGAAGAGTATGAGGGTGGCTTGCTTAAAGCCAACCAAACCATGATGCACGAAGAGCTGCTGTCTCCCGTGTTGTTTGTGGCCAAGATGGGCCCCGATGCGTTTAAAGACGAGAAACGTTTTCCAAGCGGCCCAAGCTGCAAGGTTGGCGACTTTGTGTTGGTCCGCCCAAATAGCGGTACCCGCATGAAAATACACGGTACCGAATGGCGGCTGATTAACGACGACTCCATCGAAGCCGTTGTTGAAGACCCCCGCGGCATTCAACGTCCCTAAGGAGTAAATCATGGCCATTGAAAAAACTGAATTTGAATTTCCCGACGAGGTCGAGGAAAACCCCCGCAAGGGCGGTAAAGTAGTGGAGCAAGAAGACGATATTGAAATCGTCGACGACACACCGGCAGAAGACCGCGGCCGCAAGCCCATGGAAGAGCCGCCCAAGGATGTCACCGACGAAGAGTTGTCTAAATACGACGAGTCCGTTCAAAAACGGATTAAGCACTTTACTAAGGGCTACCACGAAGAGCGCCGGGCCAAAGAAACGGCGCTACGGGAGCGCGAGGAAGCGCTGAAAATGGCGCAAACTATTGTGGAAGAGAACAAAAAGCTGAAGGGCTCGCTGTCTCAAGGCCAGAATGCGCTGCTGGAACAGGCCAAAAAGAACATTGCGCACGAGGTTGAAAAGGCCCGCGCCAAGTACAAAGCCGCTTACGAATCGGGGGATTCCGACGCGCTTGTGGCTGCGCAAGAAGAAATGACGTCGGTAAAACTCAAATCCGATCGGGTAAATAATTTTAAACCTGCCCCTTTACAAGAGGAAAAGTTTAATGTACAAACTAATCAACCGGATAATCAAGTCCAGAAAGTGGACCCTGAACTGGCTAGTTGGCAAGACCGCAATACGTGGTTTGGTCCAAATAAACGGTTAACAGCGTACGCGCTGGGGGTACATGAGGATTTGATTGCTGATGGAATTCCAGCAGGCAGCAAAGAATACTACCGTCGTATTGATGCTGAAATGCAGGAGCGCTTTTCGGACGTGTTTGGGTCTGAAAAGTCGGGGGATGCGCAAACTCCCTCGTCTAGAAAAACAAACGTTGTCGCACCGGCAACACGTAGTACTGCTCCCCGAAAGGTCGTACTTACCAAAACGCAGGTCGAAATCGCCAAGCGGCTCGGGGTTCCTTTGGAACTCTATGCTCGTAAGGTTGCGGAAGAAATGAGGAAATGAAAATGGCTGAACAAATTCGTGATAAGCGTGAACAGACGACCCGTGCATCCACCACTCGCCCAGCGAAGTGGTTGCCGCCCCAACTTCTGCCTGATCCCAACCCGGAGGATGGCTATGCGTTTCGTTGGGTACGTATCAGCACGCTGAACAAAGATGACGCCACCAACATTTCGTCAAAACTCCGTGAAGGCTGGGAACCTGTAAAGGCTTCTGACCATCCCGAGATTCGTCTCTTCGGCACCGACGACAAGCGGTTCCCTGATTCGGTTCAAGTGGGTGGCCTGTTACTTTGCAAAACCCCGGTGGAGTTCGTTGATCAGCGGAACGCGTATTACAGCCAACAGGCTGAGGCGCAAATGCAATCAGTGGACAACACCTACATGCGCGAAAATGATCCTCGGATGCCTTTGTTTAAAGAACGAAGCACTAAGGTCACTTTCGGTAAAGGTATTTAACTTTTTTGGAGTCCAAACATGGCTTACCCCACCGTTTCGGCACCCTATGGTCTGCAACCAATCAATCGTATTGATGGCATGCCATACGCAGGTGCAATCCGTCAGATTCCCGTAGCTGCTGGCTTCGGCACCGCCATTTTTGATGGCGATACCGTTGTAATCAACAGCGATGGTTATCTGGTTAAATCAACCACAACCAACTCTGGTGACATTGTTGGTGTTTGCATGGGCGGACAGTACGTGAACTCGAGCGGCCAAACCGTTCAAGGTCAGTTCATCCCCGCTCTGGCATCTACCTCAACCAATCTGGCTTACGCCTACGTTGTTGATGATCCAATGGCGCTGTTTAAGGTTGCTGTTGTGACCTCTGGCACCACCATGGGCACCGCTGGTCGTACTGTTGTTGGCTCAAACCTCGCTTTGGTTTTGAACGCTGGCAATACCACTACCGGCAATTCCGCCTTTGCCGTCACTTTGACTGGCGCGGGCACCACCGCAACCATCCCTGTGCGTGTTATTGATGTTGTGCCGGAGACAGCTACTGCTGCTGACACATACACCGAGCTGTTGGTGAAAATCAACACACACCAGTACAACAACACCACTGGTGTCTAAGGAGTAAATCATGGCTATTTCACGCGCACAACTGCTGAAAGAACTGCTCCCCGGCTTGAACGCTTTGTTCGGTCTGGAGTACGCCAAGTACGGCGAAGAGCACAAAGAAATCTACGAAACCGAAGCCTCGGAGCGTAGCTTTGAAGAGGAAACCAAACTGTCGGGCTTCTCCGCAGCTCCTGTCAAGAACGAAGGCTCCGCCATCGCTTACGACAACGCGCAAGAAGCATGGACAGCTCGGTACACTCACGAAACCATTGCAATGGGCTTCTCCATCACGGAAGAAGCAGTGGAAGACAACTTGTATGACTCGTTGTCCAGCCGCTACACTAAGGCTTTGGCCCGTGGTATGGCGTACACCAAGCAGGTCAAAGCTGCCGCGATTCTGAACAACGGTTTTACCGGTGGCCCCACTTATGGTGACGGTCAAGTTCTGTTCTCGACAGCTCACCCCTTGATCTCTGGTGGCGTCAACAGCAACCGCCCAACTACCGGCGCTGACCTGA